GGCTATCTGGGCGCAGCCTCCGCCACAGGCAATCGGGGCGCAGCCTCCGCCACAGGCGATCGGGGCGCAGCCTCCGCCACAGGCGATCTGGGCGCAGCCTCCGCCACAGGCAATCGGGGCGCAGCCTCCGCCACAGGCGATCGGGGCGCAGCCTCCGCCACAGGCGATCTGGGCGCAGCCTCCGCCGCAGGCTATCTGGGCGCAGCCTCCGCCACAGGCAATCGGGGCGCAGCCTCCGCCACAGGCAATCGGGGCGCAGCCTCCGCCACAGGCAATCGGGGCGCAGCCTCCGCCACAGGGAAAGCCGGTGTGGCGCTCGCGGCCGGCCTCGAATGCAAAGCAATGGGCGCACTCGGCTGCGCGATCTGCTGCGTCGAACGCGGCGAATGGAACGGGAAGACGTATCCGATTGTCGCGGTAAAAGCTGCAATCGTAGATGGCGAAAATATCAGAGCAGATACCTGGTACCAGCTGAAAAACGGTAAATTTGTGGAGGCTGAGTAAATGGCCTCCCGCACCGAAGAGATTTACATACCGTGCGAATGCCGGGTATCGATCTACTTTCCAGCCGGACATATCGAATGCGATATTTGCCCCCTGCTGCAAACGTATAGCAGGCGGCAGTGCATGAGGACTGGGGAATTGATTCCGGCGTGGCAGAAACGCGGGTATTATTGCCCGCTGGAGATTCCGGGCGAGCTGATACCGCCCGAAACTGATGACCCGAAGGAGGACTTGGAAAACAAATGAAATTAACAGAAAAGCTGAATGCCATTCAGGCGCAGCTAAAAGCGCCGAAGGACAAGAAGAATAGCTTCGGCGGTTACAACTACCGTTCCTGCGAAAGCATTTTGGAGGCTGTGAAGCCTCTGCTTCAGGCGCAGAGCTGCATTCTGACGATATCCGACGAGATTGTAGAGATCGGAAACCGCATTTATGTTAGGGCAAAAGCTACGATTTCCGATGGTGAGGGCGAGTATACGACGTATGGCTTTGCCCGTGAGCCGGAAAGCAAGAAGGGTATGGACGAGCCGCAGGTAACAGGTACGGCCAGCTCTTACGCCCGCAAGTACGCACTGAACGGCCTTTTTGCAATCGACGATACGAAGGACGCGGACACGGACGAATATGCAAAGGAAACGGGCCGGACAGCGAAAAGCCAGCCTGCGCAGGCGAGGAAAACAGCGCCGCAAGCAGCTGCAATGTCATTTAATTGCGCAGTCTGCGGCCAGCAGATTGTGGGCGAAATGATCAACGGACATATGTATTCTGGCGTGAGCATTGCGGAGCAGACGGCCAAGAAGTTTGGCCGCTGCCTCTGCTGGACGTGCGCACAGAAGCAGGGAAAGGAGAAAAAGAATGCTGAATAAAATCGTTATGATGGGCCGCCTGACCCGTGACCCGGAGCTTCGGCAGACGCAAAGCGGAAATTCTGTTGCATCCTTCACGCTTGCCTGCGACCGCGATTTCGCGGCGCAGGGCGCGGAGAAGGAAACGGATTTTATTGATGTTGTCGCATGGCGGAATACAGCTGATTTTGTCAGCAAGTATTTCTCCAAGGGCCGCATGGCCGTCGTGTCTGGCCGTTTGCAGATCCGCAACTGGGAAGACAAAGACGGGAACAAGCGCAAGACGGCGGAGATCGTCGCAGAAAGCGTTTATTTCGGCGACAGCAAGCGGGACGGGCAGAATGCTTCTGCCGCTGCGCCGACCTCTTCGGAGTTCAAGCCGCTGCCGAGCACAACGCCGGTTCCGTTCTCTGCGCCGGATATGCCGCAGATGGAGATCGGCGATGAAAACGAGCTTCCGTTCTGAGGGCTGACGGATGGGAGATAAAAAGGAATACGTCAAGCTGTGGCTGAGTTACAGGAGCTATTTCGAGGCGTACAGTGCCGCTGAGGTGGGGCGCTTGGTGCTGGCCGCGATGGATTATCGCGAGTCGGGAGCAGAGCCAGAGTTCAGCGGGAGTGAACGTTTCATTTGGCCTGCGATTCGACGGGACATTGACGAATCCGTAGCGGCTCAAAAAGCCATCTCCGCGTCCAGAAGCGAGGCAGGAAAGCAGGGCGGTCGGCCTGAATCCGAAAAAGCAAATGCTTTCGACGAAAGCAACGAAAAGCAAAAAAAGCAAATGCTTTCCGAGGAAAGCAACGAAAAGCAAAAAAAGCAAATGCTTTCCGAGGAAAGCAAAAAAAGCTATGGACAAAGGAAAAGGACAAAGGACAAGGACAAGGACAAGGACAGTATTCTTTCCCCCCTACCCCCCACGCTGCGCGAAGCAGTTGAAAAATGGGTGACGTACAAGGGAGAACGACGGGAGGAGTATAAGCCTGTTGGCCTGCAAAGCCTTGTTACGCAGATCACAAAGGCTGCGGAGGGATACGGCGAGGAAGCCATGATCGACGTGATAACCCGCTCTATGGCCGCAAATTACAAGGGGATCGTGTTTGACTGGCTGAAAGAGGCCAGCACACGCCCTGCGTCGCTTGGCCGCGCTGCAAAGCCCGGCTACGGTGTGCAGGGACACCACGACGAACTGAAGCCACTGGAACGTGCAGCCGTGGACAGGGTGATGGGGCCGGTGTCAAAGGGCGCTGCCCGATTGCAGCAAGGCGTGCAGCGCCACGGGGACGAACTTGATGCGATCCAGCTGGAGGCGGTCGAGCGAATGCTTGCGGAAAACAAGGAGGGATGAAAAGTGAAGGTTCTCGTAGCCTGCGAAGAATCGCAGGAAGTCTGCAAGGCGTTCCGCGCATTGGGGCATGAGGCTTATTCCTGTGACCTACAGGAGCCGTCTGGCGGACATCCGGAGTGGAATATTCTGGGCGATGCGCTCAAGGCCATCGAGGGGGGGCAAGTGACCACTATGGACGGACAGACCCATGATGTGGGGCGGTGGGATATGATTATTGCTTTCCCACCCTGCACCAAAACCAGCAACGCCGGAGCGCGGCACTTGTATAGGGGCGGCAAGCTCAATATCAAACGGTATTATGATGGCTTGTGCGGCAAAGCGCTGTTTTTAGCTATTTGGGCAGCGGATTGCGAAAAAGTTGTGATTGAGAATCCGACGCCGAGCAAAGTTTTTGAGTATCCAGAGCCAACCCAAGCCATCCAGCCCTATCAATACGGGCACCCGTTTAGCAAAAAAACCTTGCTGTGGGAGCGTGGCGTCCAGCCGTTGGAGCCGACCAATATTGTTGAGCCGACGGCAACATGGTGTCCGAGCGGCAGCTATAGTCATAAGCACGGGGAACAGCACAAAGGTATGTTTACCACGGATAGGGCCAAAAACCGCGCAAAGACCTTCCCCGGCATCGCCAGAGCAATGGCGGAGCAGTGGGGAGGAATGGAGGAGGACGGCAATTGAACAAAAAGGAGAATAGGAAGAAATGAGTAAACCCAAATACATGAAAGGCGATTGCATTCGATCACTGGACGATTTGGTGCTGCAAGAAAACATCTATTGGAACGGGAGAATTTGGAACAGAAAGTGGTTCATGAACCTTCAGATTCAACTGCTTCTGTCTCTAATCAAGCACAAGGCACTACAGTACGCTGTGAGGCGGGACGGCAGCACAATGGGAGAGTTTGTCGAGCCGGTATTGTGGCATAAACTCAACGAACGCCCGCTGACGGATGCGGAAAAAGCTGAATTTTCCGAGCATGGCTATTTGGATTTTGAAATCCCGGAGTATATGTTCGACTGCCCTATGCCTGATGATGAACAGGAAATTCTAGTCGCAACCGAGTGGGGAGTGGACAAGGATGTGTGCCGCGCCGATACCGACGATTGGGGAAACCATTCGTTTGGATTGGAGGGACACGGCGATTGGGACGGCGTGATCGCGTGGGCGGAAAATCCGAAGTACGATTCGGAGGGGAAATGAAATGGACTTAGAACAAACTGCGATTGAGCGGCTGCGGATGGCCTCGGATATGAGCCTGCGCTTGTACAAGCAGCCGCTTGTTATCACTTATTCCGGAGGCAAGGATTCAGACGTTCTTCTGCATCTGGCCGGGAAAGCGGGTATCCCGTATGAGGTGCTTCATTCGCTCACGACAGCGGACGCGCCGGAGACGGTGTATCACGTCAAAAACACTTTCCGCAAACTGGAAATTGGGGGGGGTGAAATGCACCATCGATACGCACAAGCGCCCAGACGGAACGAATGTAACCATGTGGAATTTGATCCCGCGCAAACTCATGCCGCCGACACGTTTCGTGCGATACTGCTGCGCAGAACTCAAAGAGGGCGGTGGGAAAGGAAGATGGATTGCAACTGGCGTTCGCTGGGAGGAATCGCAAAAGCGGAAATCTCGCGGCGTTATGGAAGCGCTTCATAAGAGCAAGGACAAGCGGCTGACACTTATGAATGATAACGACGAAAGCCGAATGATGATGGAAAACTGCCAGCTCAAGGGGACGCGGACGATCAATCCAATCATCGACTGGACGGAATCTAATGTGTTGGACTACGCTTCTGCCGAAAAGATATGCATGAATCCGCTGTATGAATGCGGATGGAAGCGCGTAGGTTGTATCGGCTGCCCGATGGCAGGCAAGCACCGGAAGGTGGGGTTCGCGCGTTACCCAAAAATCAAGGCGGCGTATATCCGAGCGTTTGACAGGATGCTTGCAGAACGGCAGACGCGGGGGCGGCCCTGCGACTGGCAGACGGGCGAGGACGTGATGCACTGGTGGATGGAGGACGGCGTTTTGCCGGGACAAATGGTTCTTGAAGGAATGGAGGATACGCCATGACAAGGCAGGAAATCGTGCAGGCGCTGCGGGTATGCTCCCGCAGAACAGACGCACAAACTTGTGCGAAATGCCCATTGTTTGACAGCGAGGATTGTATGGGCGACATGATGGTTGGTGCAGCTGACTTGATCGAGCGCCTGACCGCCGAGAACGCGGCGCTGCGGGAGAAGGTGCCGCAGTGGATCAGCGTGGAGGACAGGCTGCCAATAGACCGTCTCAGCAAATATCTCGTTGCTTTTCGGGACGCGGGCGGCTCGATTGTAGATATGGCCAGATACTTTCCAAGCGACGGATGGACGTGCAATAACTGGGAGGCACCGCAGAACTTGATTACTCACTGGATGACGCTGCCGAAAGCGCCGGAGGAACACAATGGAAAAGAAAATCCTTGATGTTACGTGCGGTTCCCGCACGATCTGGTTCAACAAAACACATCCGGCCGCAGTGTATTGCGATAGCAGGCGCGAATCATACACTGGAATCTGGAAAAGCACGAAGAATGATTCTGAACGGCAATGTGTGATTGCGCCGGATATACAATGCGATTTCACGAACCTGCCGTTTGCAGATGAAACATTTTCACTTGTGGTTTTCGATCCTCCGCACCTGAAACACGTCGGAGAAAATGCTTGGCTGCGGAAAAAGTACGGTGCGCTGGGAGAAGACTGGCCGAAAATGCTGCATGACGGTTTCCGTGAGTGTATGCGCGTGCTGAAACCGGACGGCGTTTTGATATTCAAATGGGCGGAAACGCAAATACCGTCCGGGGAAGTGTGGGAAGCAATCGGAGAACGTCCGCTGTTCGGGCACCGAAGCGGGAAGAAATCCCAAACATTTTGGGGCTGTTTTATGAAGCTCGAAGCGCCAGAGGAAGGAGGCAAGGCATGATAGCTGTTTTGATCAGCATTCGCCCGGAGTGGTGTGAGAAGATCATCAACGGGCGGAAGACGATCGAGGTGCGCAAGACGCGCCCGAAGATGGATACGCCGTTTAAGTGCTACATCTACTGCACGCAGAGCGCTGATATGCTTTGGATCTTGAGGGAAAGGGAACGGTCTCTCCATCCTGATAAAATAGCGGATGTTTTCAAGGCTGCTAAATGCGGCGGAGCATATCGGGGGAATGGCAAGATTATCGGAGAGTTTACCTGCAACAGAGTAACGAACCTTTTTTCAAACAGCAGGTTTTGGCTGGACGAGGATGATGTTTTACACACATGTTTGTCTGCTGCGGAAATGCGAAAATACGCAAACGGCGCAAATGGATTGTACGGCTGGCACATCTCCAATCTCAAGATTTACGACACCCCGCGCGAGCTGCGGGAATTTTACGCTGTGCCAAATGAGGTAGAGGTAGCGCTAAAGGTAAAACCCAAGCCAATCACCCGCCCGCCGCAGAGCTGGCGGTATGTGGAGGAAGAGCTATGGAACGACTGACTGAATGGAACGAATCATCGTATAAACACGCCTATTATCCGCGCTGCTTTAAAGAACCGTGCTACGGAGGAGGGTGCAAAATCAAGGATTGCCCGTTTGAAATAGCGGTGTGTGAGCGACTCGCGGCCTACGAGGATACGGGGCTGACGCCAAAAGAGGTAACTGCGCTAGGAGAGCTGTTCGATTACGCGCTGAAAGAATCAAAAGCGCTGACTGAGCAGCTTACATTGCTCAAGCACATCCGCAAGCTTGCCGAGGCCGACAAGGACGGAAGAGTTATTGTTCTACCTGCCAAAAAAGGAGATACACTGTATGCCGTGACTAGGTTTGGCGTTGAAAAACGAGTTGTAAAAGAAATTGCAGCGCCATTTTTCTACAATACTTACGAAAGTAGTGATAGGGCAGCGCTCTCAACCGATATTAGAAATTTTGGTAAGACCGTTTTCCTCACCCACGAAGAAGCCGAGAAGGCTTTGCGGGAAATGGAGGGCAAGAAGGATGGCAACGAAACGAGTATGTGACCGCTGCGGGGCGGAGATAAACCCCACAAGCTCTGCGACGTATGTAAACGTACGACGCGCGTTCCATGAGAAATCACCTGATATTGAGCTTTGCTGCTCCTGCGCGATGCAAATCAAAGAATGGCTTAAGCCGCGTGTAGAGGAGGGCAAGTCATGACCAGAAAACGCGCAAGAAAGATCCTCATGTCCATCGGAACGAGCCGGAACCATGCAAACTGGGGGCTGACGGCAAAGCCGCGCTGGAAGACAAACGCCGGTGTGGTAGAGGATACGCTGATAATCACCCTGTACGCGAAGCTGATGCGGAAGAAAATGGACGAGGGCAAAATAACGGAGGAATCCGCAATCCGGGCGGGAGCGATGGCAGCGAGTGAGCTTTGGCTAAAGGAGGTAAACCATGCATGAAGAATACATCAGCCGCGAGGCGGCACTGAAAGCAGCGAATGAATGGGTAAGCGAGGCGTGCATGGCACCCGTGATGCGGATAAGCCGGTTGTTTGATAAGTTGCAAAAAGTGCCTGCCGCCGACGTTGCGGAGGTGGTGCATGGAACGCCGGTGACGGAAGTGCGCACGAGGACGATTGTGGGATACCATGAGGAGATCGGAGTTTTAGCGGGAGACCGCTCTGCACTTTACCGCAGGAATATGGTGCATGTGGACATCCCGTATGACTACTGCCCGGTGTGCGGCGCAACACTGTGCTCGCGGTGGCATAATTTCTGCGGGAAATGCGGCGCGAAGATGGACGGAGCTGCCGAATGAGCGGGCTGCGGTTTGAAAGCATGGCGGACATGCCGCCGAGGATGCGGGAGCTTTATGCACGGCAGCAGATGCCGGGGGCTGCCGCGGCGCCGAAGAAGGCCTCGAAGTATCACAGCACGCCCGCCGAGCGCGGAGAGCTGCGCTTCGACAGCCAGAAGGAGGCGCGGCGGTACGACGAGCTGATGGTGATGCTCCGGGCTGGCATTATCTCCGATCTGCGCCTGCAGCAGCAGTTCACGCTGCAGGAATCTTATATGACAGAGACCGGAGAGCGGATCCGAGCGGTGCGGTACACGGCGGACTTTTCGTACAAATTCGGAGGCAAGCTCGTCGTCGAGGACGTGAAGTCCAAGCCGACGCGGACGAAGGAGTACCTGCGCAATAAAAAATTCATGCGCTCGAAATTCGGAATCGATATACAGGAGATTTAAAAATGCCGGAAGAAAAAAACGAATGCCGGACGGGAATGCCGTGCGGCCTGCCGAAAAGCGGGAACGCCTGCATGAACCGCACGACGGCCTGCTGCCTGAAATGCGGCTGGAATCCGGATGAGCAGGTGCGGCGCAGGGCGCTGCCGCTCAAAAAGAGCGAGGACGGCCTGCTGCACAAGGATATCAGCACCAAGGAATAGGCAATCAGCCGGGGAACCATATTTTATCGGACTTATGCCGCAGCCGCTCCGCCATGAGACGGCTGCGGAAGGAAACCCCGGCTTTGCACCCGGCGCACGGAAAATCCCTCAAGCTCTGTGCGCCGGGAAAGCGCGTGAGACGTGCGCAAAAACGTCATCCCACACGGGGTATCGCATAGGCCCCGTGCATCGCTTGCCTCCTTTTTATAAGCCGCCTGACGGCAGTCAAGGGCGGCTCGCCCGGAAATGCGCAGCGTTTGTCAAGCGAGCGCGGCGCGCCGGTGCGCAGACGGTGAAAGCCCGTCCTGCCTACGGGGGCCGGAATACCGGCCCCCAGACGAAAGGATGAACATCATGAAGCAGGAATTAGTCAAGCTGATCTGCCCACAGTGCGGGAAGGAATTTTGCAGGAGCCAAAGCTACCTGCGGCAATACGGTAAATATACGCCGTGCTGCTCGAAAGTCTGTAAGGGCGCAAATATAAAAGCAACCAGGGCAGCAGGGCGCATGCAGCAGGGCGAGCGCATGCGCGCCGAAAACGGCGAGCTGCGCCTGCCGCACAGCCGGGTGAACATCCGCATCACAAAGCCGGTAGAGATCTATCCGGAGCTGAGCCCGGCCGTCGGGCAGATCTACCCGGCGGAAAGATACAGCCCGCCAACAAGAACAAAGCGGTACGGCTACGTGATCAAGTCCGGCGGCAAACGCATCAATATCCGCGCCGATGAGTGCGTGGAAGTATGAAAGGAGATCAAAATGGCAGGAATCATGGGCGCGTTTGCGCACGACCTCGACAATTTTGTTGCCTATTATGAAAAGCTGAACTGGGATACCAGTTTCCGGGGCGAGGCATACCCGCCGCGCATCGTCATGGAGCAGTCCACGCCGCCGCTCTTCGAGGTGGGGGCGGACGGCGCAAAGACGCTGGTGCCTAATCCGACGATTCAGATTATTGGCCGCCCGGAGACTGAAGTTATTACGACCGGCAAGCTGCAGATCAGCAAGAAGGATTTTACAAATCTGTGCAACCGCGAATCTGCGCTGCTGGAACTGTTCCTGCACGGGTTTATGCAGGAGCGCAAGGAAATGGAGGCGGAACAGGGATGAGTAAAAAAGACAAGCGCCGGGAAGCGCTGCGGCTTGGCAAAAAGGACATGAGCTTTGCGGAGATCATGCAGGCGATAGAGGCGTGCAGGGCGGACGACTGCGACAAGTGCCTGCTGAACGGCGGCCCCATCGCAGGATGGTTCCCGGAGGATGTGCCGGACTGCTATACCGTGCTGCTTAAAAACGCGGCGAAGCAGCTGCGCCGCACCGGGAATTGGTGGCGCTGGGATGATATCTTCCACGTCTACCGCTGCCCGGCCTGCGGCAGGCCGCAGAAGCCGCACGTCGAAGTCTGGAAAAAGGGCGGCGTGAGGAAGAGCCTGCCGCGCCACTGCCAATACTGCCAAGCAACACTGGAAGGGATAGAAGGAGAAGAAAATGATCATTGAGATTTTGGAGCTTGCAGCCGCGCTGGAGTGGATTGCGCTGGGTGTGCTGGTATTTTTCAAGCTGCGCAGCCTCAGACGCAGATTGGAAGCAGCGCTGAAGGATCTGGAAGATTCTATCCGCTGAACGCATGGCCGGAATCTCCGGCCACGCTTTGAGCGGGTAGATTGGGAGGAATCACCATGAACATTGTGTACAACATGGACTGCATGGAGTATATGCGGACGCTGCCGGATAAGGAGTTCGATCTGGCCGTGGTAGACCCTCCGTATTTCAGCGGCCCGGAACGCCGGGGCTATTACGGCAGCAGGGTAAGCAAGATCGGCGTGCATAGGGATTACCCGATCTCCCCGGAGTGGGAAATCCCGGGCGTAGAATATTTTGATGAGCTAAACAGGGTGGCGCAGAAGATCATAGTCTGGGGCTGCAACTACTATAAATATATTTTTCCGCCCGGACGAATTGTCTGGGATAAGTGCAACGGGGAGAGCAGCTTCAGCGATTGCGAGATCGCGGCGACAAATTGCCATGATAGCGTCAGACTGATCCGGTATATGTGGAATGGAATGATGCAGGGCAAAAGCATCGCCGACGGCACTTCCCAGCAGGGCGATAAGCGGAAGAATGAGAAAAGGATTCACCCTACACAAAAGCCTGTCGCACTCTATGCGTGGATCTTCACCCGGTATGCAAAGCCGGGATACAAGATACTTGATACGCACCTTGGGAGCGGGAGCAGCCGGATTGCGGCGTATGACGCAGGGCTGGATTTCGTGGGGTGTGAGATCAACAAGGATTATTTCGCGAAACAAGAGGAACGTTTCGCCGCGCATACGGCGCAGCTATCACTATTTGTATAAAAGAGGATGGAGTATGGCAAAGAGGCACAAGCGCCGCCTGTTTACAGGGGCGGTATGTACGCAGATCGTTTATACCGTGTCCGATGGCGCGGACCAAAAGACCAGCAAGCCGCGAAAGCCGCGCTTCCAGACGCAGGCGGAGCGCGATGAATTCAACAGCAAACAATCGCTGGATCGGCTCGTTGCGCTGATGAACGCCAATTTCTCGCCCACAAGCCTGTATTCCACCCTGACATTGGATGCAGAAAACGAGGTACATACCGCAGAGGAAATGCGCAGAGTGCGCGACAACCTTGTGCGCCGCATGCAGTATCACTATCCGGAGGCCAAAATCGTTGTTTTCTACGGAAGAGGAAAAACAACCAATCGCTTCCATTTGCACCTGGTAACAGAGGGAATCCCGGAAGAAGACATCGGCGGGCTTTGGAGGCTCGGCAGCGTGATCGAGGTTCGGCACCTGCGAAAGCACAACTATTATATAGATGAGCAGGGAAACAAGGTCGACCACGGCCAGGACTACACAGCACTTGCCAGTTACCTGCATGCGCACTGGAGAAAAGAATTCGGCGGACACCGGTACAAGGCGACGCGAAATTGCATCCGACCAGAGCCGGAACCTGCGACCGAGGCCGTGCGCGAGTACAGTCCAAAGCATCCGCCCGTCGCCCCGCGCGGCTATATCCTCGTCGAAGCCCGGGCGACAAAGTACGGGTATCAATATTATAAGTATGTAGTTGATCCAAAGCGGAACGAGGCCGCTTTCTTAAAACCTCGTAAATGAGTAGCATTTTAAGACGAAAGGAGCGACCAGCATGAGCCGGAAACCGACCACACATCCACGCGCAGACAGAAAGCCGGTATGCACCCGGAAAGACTGCATCTGCCATGACTGGCGTTGCGAGAATTGCTGCGCCAAGTATCGCCATATCTCCGATTGCAAGGGCGTCGAGCCGGAAAGGGACGGGGAATGCAGGACGTGAGCAGAAAGCATAGCAAAAAGAGCAGTACGCCGCCCCCACCTGGCTTCCCAGCACAGCTGCGGAAACTGCGGGAGCGCTATGGGATGTCGCCGGAGGCACTTGGGGAGTGCTGCGGCCTCTCGCGGAATATCATCCGCAGATATGAGCGGGGAGAACGCTGCCCGTCCGTTGATTCCGTGGTGAAAATAGCCGATTTCTTCGATATCTCGACAGACAGCCTGATCGGAAGACGAAGAAATTGACGGCAATCCCCCAGTTGGGGGAAAATAAGAGAAAAAACATGACAAAATATAAGCCACAGGGGCGGAGCATACCCGTCTCTGCTTTGGCATAAACAAAAACCGGCGCAAAGGAGGCGGGGAGATGGGGAAGCCGAGAAAGATCAAGAGCGTAAAGGCGATGGAGCGGGCAATAGAAGCTTATTTTGCAAGCTGCGAGGGCACGCCGCGCCTCGACAAAAATGGCCAGCCCATCTACGACAAGCACGGCCAGCCGGTCGTTGTCGGAGCGAAGCCGCCGACCGTCACCGGGCTTGCGCTGGCGCTCGGCCTGTCCGGGCGTAAAGTCCTGCTGGACTATCAGGGCCGCGAGGAATATCGTGACGCGATAACGCGCGCGAAGGCACGATGCGAAGCTTATGCCGAGGAACGACTTTATGACAAAGACGGTTCGCCTGGTGCAAAGTTCAGCCTTGGATGCAATTTTGGATGGGCATCGGAGGACGAACGGCGCGGAGATCCGGCGGCGTTTGCGGCGCTGATCTCCGCGATCACGGGCGGCGGGAACGATGCGCCTTAAAAAACTTTCACAAAAGCAGAGGGAGATATTCGACTTCTGCAAGACAGACGAGACGACGCTGATCTGCGACGGTTCCGTCCGATCCGGCAAAACAACGATCATGACGCTGGCCTTTCTGGCATGGGCCATGCAGAACTACGACCGCACGAATTTCGCAATCTGCGGAAAGACCGTGCAGTCGGCAGAACGGAACATCCTCCGCCCGCTGATGGAGGTCGAAGGACTTGGAGCGGCGCTGGCGCTGTCCTACAAGGTTTCTACGCGCGTCCTGACAGTCCGCTGCGGCGCGCGGGTCAACTGGTTTTATCTCTTCGGCGGCAAAGACGAAAGCTCGTATATGCTCATCCAGGGCATTACGCTCGCGGGCGTTTTATTCGACGAGGTTGCACTGATGCCGCAGTCATTTGTGGAGCAGGCAACAGCCCGCGCGATTTCATTCGAGAACCCGAAATATTTTCTGAACTGCAACCCGGAAAGCCCAGCAAACTGGGTGTACAAAAAATACATCGAGCAGCCGCCCGCAGGCACGCGGCACATCCACTTCCTGCTGGAAGATAACCCGATCCTGACACCGCAGATGATCGAGCGGACAAAGGCGATGTATTCCGGCGTTTTTTACGACCGGTATATTCTCGGCCTCTGGAGAATCGCCGAGGGTCTGGTTTACCCAATGTTTGATCGGGCCAGAAACGTCACGAGTGAGCGGGGCGGGCCGGGGCGGTACTGGATCTCATCGGACTACGGCACACAGAACCCTACCGTCTTTGCATTGTGGCGGGAATATGGCGGCAAGGCCGTCATGGAGAAAGAATATTACCACAGCGGGCGCGAGAGTGGGCGGCAGAAGACTGACGAAGAATATTATCAGGATTTAGAGGCATTCGCGGACGGATACCGCATTGAGCGTGTCGTGCTCGACCCATCGGCAGCGTCCTTTGCCGAGTGCATCCGGCGGCACGGAAAGTTTTCTGTATGGAAAGCAAACAACGCCGTGCTGGACGGCATTCGCTTCACGGGGGCCTGCATCAAAAGCGGCATAATCAAATTCCATGAGAGTTGCAAAAACGCGTTTCGGGAATTTGGCCTTTATAGCTGGGACAAAGACGCAGGAGAAGACCGCGTGATAAAAGAAAACGACCACGTGTGCGATAGTATCCGCTATTTTTGCATGACCGTTTTGAGGAGAGAAATCAAGAAATGAGCCTTTTGACAAACATTCGAGGGTGGTTCCGGAATATGCTTTTCCCGCAGGCGGTGGCCGAGCGGGAATTCGGCGTATCTCCGGCAGTCAGCCAGAAGATGGAGCAGAATATAAGCCTCTGGTACGCGATGTTTATTGGAAATCCACCCTGGCAGACGTGCGATGTCATTGCTGTCGGGCTTCCGGCGGCGATCTGCCGGGAGATCGCGCGACCGACGCTGGCCGAGCTGACGGCTAACATCACCGGCAGCGCCCGTGCGGATTATCTGAAAGACTGCTTTGAGCGGGCGGAAGAGAATTTTCACAGCGCCTTAGAACTGGGGCTTGCGCTCGGCGGCGTGGCATTTAAGCCGTATATCTACGGTGAGCAGCTGCTGGTCGACGTGACCGGCGCGGCGGCGTTCCAGCCGACGAAATTTGACCCTGCCGGGCGCTGCATCGGAGGCGTCTTCCGGGACAAGCCCGCGAAAGTGGGCGGGAAGTATTATATCCGCCTCGAATCGCACGAGCTGGACGGCACGACCTATACGATCCGCAATAAAGCATATTACAGCGACACCTCCGGCACGGTCGGCGCGGAAGCACCCCTGAATGCCGTCCCAGAATGGGCGGACATTCAGCCGGAAATCACGATCCAGAATATGAGCGGGCCGCTCTTCGCGTACTTCCGACCGCCTGCGGCCAACACAACGGACGCAAACAGCCCCTGCGGAATGTCCGTCTACGGAGACGCGGCTACTGTGCAGCTGATCAAGCAGGCCGATGAGCAGTGGGAGCGCCTGCGCTGGGAATATCGCTCCAGCGAGCGCAAAGTCCTGATGGATGGCACGAGTTCGACTGCGGATATGTTCAACAAGCGTATGTTTGAACTGGGACCGTTCTCCCCTAGCGGCGAATTCTTTCAGTACATCGAGCCGCAGATCCGCGACGAAGCAATCTACCGAGGTTTCCAGAATACGCTTCGCCGTATCGAGTTCAACGTCGGATTGGCTTATGGAGATATTTCCGATCCGCAGACCATCGAGAAGACGGCGACGGAGATCCGCAACAGTAAGCAGCGCAAATATGTGCTGATCGACAGCATTCAAACGGCGCTTGAACATACGTTTGACAGTCTGCTCTACGCGCTCGATACATACGCGACGCTCTACAACCTTGCGCCTGCCGGGACGTACAGCACTGATTACAGCTGGGGCGATTCCATCCTTGACGACGCTGAGAAGAAGGAACAAGAGCGGGCAAACGACCGGCTTGACCTCGCTGATGGAATTCTGAACCACTGGGAATACCGCGCAAAATGGTACGGCGAGGACGAAGCGACTGCAAAGGCAATGCTGCCGCGGGCGCAGGACATGGTAACTGAACAGCAACAGGAGGTAGAGTAATGGGCGGTAGAGGTGGAGCCGGTGGCGGCATTGGAGCCGGAGAATCTGGGCGTGGGCGCGGTATGAGCCTTGCTCGGTTTTTGTCACAGCAGGATATTAACCGAGCAAACGCCGCGTCTGTCACTGATATGGGCGATATTATCAGACGCACATTTGAGCGCAACGCTGCTGAAATCAATGGGCTTGAGCTGTCGGACGCTGAAAAGAAGAACGCAGTAAGGCAGATGGCAACTCTCGCAACAACGGCGCTCAAAACGGCGGCAGGAGCAGTCAATCCTTATGCAAGCGGGCCTGCGCGGCTACGAGGAAATGATGAAGCGGCTATCTCCGGAATGGGTGATATTCTACGGAAAAGTTCCGGAAGAATGCGATTGGAACATTATCCGCGTGAAGCCGCACTATGACGAGATTGTGAAACGGAGGAAAGCGAATGAAATATCCGTTTCAGCCGGAAATCCTTGACGCGCTGCCGGAAGAACTGGCAGAACTGTTCCGTGCTCTTGAAATAACGCTGCTGGAAGAAATCTGCTCCCGGCTTAAAGCTGCGGATGAGCTGAACGAGGTAACGGTGCAGGATATTCGGGCGCTGCGGTCACACGGAATCGACCTCAAGAAAATCAGAAAGGAGATCCAGAAGACGGCGGATATCAGCGAGGAAAAGCTGAACAAGCTGCTGGACGACGTTGTAGAGCGCAATCAGCGCTATTACAACGACCTTATCACGCTGGCCGACGTAACAAAGCCAGAACGGCTGGTAGACGCATCCGATATCGACGCGATCCGCAGACAGACGCTCGGAGAATTCCGCAACCTGACGCAATCCTTGGGGTTCCTGGTCGACAACGGCCAGAAGATGCTTCCGCCCGCGCAGGCTTACCAGTGGGCATTAAATTCGTCAACGCTGCAAATTCAGAGCGGGGCAATCAGCTACAATCAGGCGATTTCCAACGCCGTCAAGCAGCTGGCAGAGAGCGGAATCAAAGTCGTAGACTATGAGAGCGGTCACACAGATCAAATCGACGTGGCCGCCCGCAGGGCCGTTATGACGGGCGTGGCGCAAATCTGCGACAAGTATTCCGACCAGTCGGCGGAATATCTGGATACCCGGTATTTTGAGATCACAGCCCACTCCGGCGCACGAGACAAGCCCGGCCCGTCCCCGTGGTCGAGCCACAAGGATTGGCAAGGGAAAATTTATTATAAAAGCGAAAACGGAGAGCCTGACCCGCTTGGGCAGTACAAGGATCTCGTGGAGACGACCGGCTACGGCTATGTAGACGGCCTAGCCGGAGCAAATTGCCGCCACTACAAACACGCATTTCTCCCCGGCATTATGGAGCCTACCTATTCCGAAGAGCAGCTGGAGCACATCGACGACGGCCTCGGCTGTGAGTTCGACGGGAAGAAATATACTGCATATGAAGCAACCCAGATGCAGCGCAGGCTTGAGCGGGAAATCATAAAGCAAAAAAAGCTGAAAAAAGCCTACAAAGCATCAGGCCAAAAGGATAAGGAGACTGCCGCAACAGCCAAGCTGCGCCGCCTGAACACGAAATACCATGATTTTAGCAAGGCCGCAGGGCTGCCAGAGCAGCCGGAGAGAATGAAGGTGTTATATGATTGACGAAAAACTGAAAGCCGCCATTGAGCGGGCGCTTGCCGCCGGGTTTCGCGTCCAGCTGAAGCGCATGAAGGACGGAACAGTCAAGGCGCAGATCATCAAGGCGGAAGAGCTGAAAAAATAATACAGATACCGCAGCACAATCGAGTGCGCGGAATGGCACGATGAGCCAACTACTGAGATTTTCTTAGTGGTTGGCTCTTTTTGTTTCGGTAAAAACCGCATGAGCGGGATTTATACAAAAAATTGGCTATCTGCAAGCCTAAAAGTGCAGGCGGGAGGTCATGGCGACGACCTAAAAAGCCTATCCCGTAAGGAGAAACCATGAAAAAAGAAGAATTGCTGAGCATTGGCCTGACAGAGGAGCAGGCAGACAAGGTTTTTGCCATGAACGGCAAGGACATTGAGAAGCACAAAAAGGCCGCAGAGGACGCAAAGGCGGACAAAGCGGCCGTGGAAAAGCAGCTGGCCGACCGCGACAAGGACATCGAAGACCTGCGGAAGTCCAGCGGGGACGCCGAGAGCGTCCGCAAGCAGCTCGAAGACCTTCAGGGCCGGTACACCAAGGAAACCGAGGATTACAAGGCGCAGCTGGCAAGCCGGGACTACGCCGACGCTATGAACCGCGCGATCACGGCAAAGGGCGTCAAGTTTTCCTCCAAGGCCGCCGAGAAAGCCTACCTTGCCGACCTCAAGGAAAAGCACCTTGAACTGAAGGACGGCGAGCTGACTGGCTTCGACGAGTGGCACAAGGCCCAGCTCGAAGCAGACCCGACCGCGTTCCAGTCCGACAAGCCCGCGCCTACATTCGTCAAGCCTGTCGGCCAGGGCGGCGCACCGGCGGCAAAGAGCAAGGGCGCAATGTACGCGCAGCAGTTCAACGCGCAGTTTGCGCAGACACCAAACAAGGAGTGATTTGAAAAATGTCTATCGTTGTAAACACAAAAGCAGAAGTCAGACCGAACTTCCTCGAAAGCGAAGTCGGCCTCGTTCTGAAAACCCGCGAGATCCCCGCGTCGATGGGCGTACAGGACGGCAAATACAAGATCGTCAAGGCCGGTACGCCGTTTCCGTCCGACAACTCGAACGCCGTCGGCATCGTGTTTGAGGATATCGATGTGACGGACGGCAATATGCCCGGCTCCGTGATGGTCGCGGGCCGTGTGCTGGCAGACCGCCTGTCGCTGGCTACCGCAGCCAAGACCGCGCTTTCCGGCAAGGGATTCGCGTTCGTTGACGCGCCGGAGATCACACGCGGCTATACCGTGACTTACGACAAAAACGACGGCACCGGCACGCCGCCCGTCGACGAGAACGTCTATACGGAGGGTTCCTATGCTGACGTCTCGACCGAATACCCGCTGACCAAGAGCGGCAACACCCAGACCGGCTGGAGCACGTCTAAGGGCGGCGAAGCTGTTTCCAAGGTCGAAATGACCGGCAATGTGACCCTGTACCCCGTGTGGACTACGGCCTAAAGAAGGAGGAAAAACACCATGCCTGACATTCTTGAACTGATTTCCGACGCTGACCGTCTGGATTTCTCGCAGAACATTTCCGTCGCGCGCCCGGCCTACCTCGGAGACCGGCTGTTCCCGGATCAGAAAACCGAAAGCCTGAAAGCAGAGTACCTGCGCCTTGCAAATGGCGCGCAGATCCCCACGATGGCGACCGTCCACGCCTTTGACACCGAGGCAGAGATCGCCACGCGCCCCGCGCTCGAAAAGACCGAGGTTGAGAAGCTGTTTATCAAGCGCAAGATCAACCAGTCCGAGCGGGTGCAGCTGCTCAACGAAAACGGCGTATATGCCGATAACGCGATCGTGAGCTATGTCTTCGACGATATGCGCCTGATGGCCGATGCGGTCAAGGTCAGAACCGAAGTCGCGAAGATGGAAGTCATTGCGACCGGCAAAATGACCATCAAGGAAAATAACCTCAACATGACCGTCGATTACGGTGTCCCGTCCGCAAACACCGGGTTTAAGATCGACTTCGGCCCGGAGACTGATGTTATCGGCCAGCTTCAGGCCATCGCGGATCAGGCGGCAGCCTCCGGCCACGCGCTGAGCGAAATGGTCGTCGGTACGAAGATCCTGCGCAAGCTCGCGTCCAACAAGGGCATTCAGACCCTCGTGTACGGCACGGTCGGCGCTGGTACATACGTCACCACCGAGAAGCTGCGCAGCCTCTTTACCGAGCTGTTCGGATTCGGCCAGATCACGACCAACGACCAGCGCTATAAGGCGCAGTCCGCAAACGGCGCGGAAAAGACGTATCGCTTCTTCCCAGAGGACAAGGTTGCATTCCTGTCCAATGGTACGGCCAATTCCTTCGGCGTTGGCCTGTGGGGCGTGACGCCAGAAGAAAAGGGCTATGGTCCGTACACCGACAAGAGTGCACAGCAGTATATCACCATTACCCAGTGGGAAACGCCAGACCCGAAGACCACATGGACGAAGGCAAGCGGCTTGTTTATCCCGGTCGTGCCCGATCCTTACGGCCTGTTCATCGGCGCAGACGTCAGCAAGTAAAATCGAGCCTCCGCGCCTGCATGACGGGTGCGGAGGCTGACCGGAAGGAGGGCGCAGCATGATCTACGCCGATTATGAGTTTTACGCGACCGTGTACCGTGGGACGGCGCTGGGCGAAGAGCAATTCTGCGGACTCGCCCGCAAGGCGTCGGCTTATGTCGATTACATCACCATGAGCCGCGCGCGCTCCGCCGCCGAGGATAAGCTCGAAGCCGTCCAGAACTGCGTCTGTGCGCTGGCCGAGCTGGAGCAGGACGCCGGAAAGCTGGACAGCCTCGTCTACACGACCGACCGGCCCGTGTCAAGCGAGACGGTCGGCGGCTGGTCACGCAGCTTCGGTTCGCGCAGCCTGTCGCAGGCAGATATGCAGCGGACGGAGACGCGCCGCCGCGAGATCGTGCTGGCGTACCTCGGGCCGACCGGATTACTCAAAGCAAGGGGGTATGGGCCGTGTCCATGTTCCCCCACACCGTAACCATCTACAACGTCTCGCAGGAGACAGACCAGGCGACGTTCAAGGATGTGGAGAAGACCTATATCACAGTCATGCGCGGCGTTCTGCTGGAAGCCTCCAAGGCGGCCAACGTCCGCCAGAGCGGGCTTGAAGGCGCGGACGCAGTGAATCTGTATATCCCGTTCTCCACGCCCGCTGTGGATGGCGTGACGGGCGCAGAAAAGCGCTACGTCGGCCCGCAGGAATTCTGGCGGGCAGCCGATAAAAGCGGCCTGTGGACGCTTTCCACGGACGGCAACGGCGGCACGACCTTTTTTATCAAAGGTGAAGTCGTAGAGCCGGACAAAACCGAGCAGACGCTAGAAATGCTCTATGACGACGTTTACAAGGTTACGAAGGTCGACCGGAAGGACTACGGCAGCGCCGACATGAGACACTTTGAGGTCGGAGGATCCTGATATGCTGAAATTCAGCGTAAAAGCAGACGGATTTGACGAACTGCATGAGGCAATCGCGACAGCATGCACCAAAGCGGAGCACGCTGTTGCACTTCAGGCAAGAAAGGACACGGCCCCATATGTACCGTTCCTGACCGGCTCCCTCGACCGCAGAACACAGGTCGAAGGAAACACGATTATCTACCACGGCCCATACGCGCGGTTCCTGTACTACGGAAAAGTCATGGTAGACCCGGAGACCGGCAGCACTTACGCGCCGAAGGGCGGGACAAAGGTAGTGACCGACAAGAATCTTGTGTTCAATACGTCCGGACACAATCAGGCGCAATCGCACTGGTTCGAGGCGTCAAAGGCCGAAAATCTTGATAAATGGCTCCGCGTAGCGGACAAGGCGGTGAAGAATGGACTCTGAAAAGCAGAAAAGGCTGGTATCTGCGGAGGAAGAGCAGGATATCTCCCGGAAGATGATGATCTGGGCGAATTCCTTCTCGGACGACGACATGTCGGCCGCAACGATCAACTATGAATTTCTCGCTGCGGATTCTGCAAGTATGGCGCTGTCCACTATTCAGGGCGCGTATATCACACGAAAATTCATCCTCGGCGGACACGAGGCGGAATACCAATTCAAGATCATCGCCCGCATCATCCCCGGCAGCAGCAACGACAAGCGCCTGAAATGCGACGCCATGCTGAACCGGTTCGGGGATTGGGCAATGCAGAACCCGCCGGATCTGGGCGACGGCATGCGCGTCCGCCGCATGGAAGCAGTCAGCCGCGCGGCCCTGTACGCCCGGTACGAGGACGGCACGGAAGACCACCAGATTTTAATGAAACTGACATATGAGGTGATTTAACTATGGCAGAAGTTACTTTTAACACAACCGCCGGTCAGACCATCGACCGGGAGTTGCTGATCGCATATCTGAACACCGGCGAGTCCTCGACGCCCGTATGGTCGCCGTTCGGAACACGCGTCACAGACTCCAGCATGGAGTACGACTGGCAGGAGGATTCCAGCAAGGACATCCTCGGCACGACCAGAACCACCATGAAAAAACCGATCATCACGCAGAGCTTTGACCCGTGCGACCTTGACGCGGGCGACGCGGCGCTGAAGAAAATCTGGGATCTGGCAATCAAGCAGCAGAACGCAGCCGCACTGGCGAATCAGGACGTGCTGATCGTCCATCATTATGCAGGAACGGCCAAGACGGCAGTCTTCGCGGAGCGCTACGACGCGTCTATGGTCAAGCCGTCCAGCCTCGGCGGCGAGGGCGGCGGCTCGGTAGGTATGCCCATCGACGTGACGCTCGGCGGCAAACGCACGACCGGCACGGCGGCGGTTGGCGCCAACGGGGCTATTACCTTCACGCCAGACGCAGCGTAAGGAGGAATCGCAATGCCTGAAATCAAATTTGAAACCGGTATCGTATCGTTCAAGCTGAACGACGCGGCGGAAGTCTCCTTCAACCCGACCGACAGCGCATTTGTAGAACAGATCTTCAACACCTTTGACGAGCTGGACAGGAAGCAGGAGGCGTATAAGGCCGAAGTCGACCACTGCGCGGACAAGAAGGAGATTTTCGCCATTGCCCGCCGCCGCGACGCGGAAATGCGGGACATGATCGACGGCCTGTTTGCCAAGCCTGTCTGCGCAGACCTGTTCGGCACTATGAACGTCTACGCGCTGGCAGACGGCCTGCCAGTATGGTGCAACCTCATGCTGGCCGTGATCGATCAGATCGACACGAGCTTCGCGGCAGAGCAGAAGAAGACCAACCCGAGGATTGCGAAATATACAGATAGATGGAAAACGCGCAGGCCCCCTGTTCGCGAAATATATTGATAGATGGGGAAAGTGATCTATTCCCTGCCGACCTCTGTTGAGGTCGACGGAACAGAATACGCGATCCAATCTGATTACCGCGCAATCCTCGATATCCTCATCGCCCTGACAGACAGGGAACTTGGCGAGCGGGATAAGGCGGAAGCGGCGCTGACCATCTTCTATCCCGGTTTCGACGAAATGCCCGTCAGCGACTATCAGGAAGCCCTGAACCAGTGCTTCCGCTTCATCGACCACGGGCAGGAGAACCGGGAAAAGAGAAAACAGCCAGAGATCATGTCATGGGCGCAGGACTTCGACCTCTATATTGCGCCCATCAACCGAATCGCGGGCTGCGAGGTCAGGGCGCTGGAATACCTGCATTGGTATTCGTTTCTAGCGTACTATCAAGAAATCGGAGATTGCCTGTATGCACAGGTGGTTTCCATCCGCGATAAAAAGGCCAGAGGGAAGAGCCTCGACAAACAGGAGAGGGATTTCTACCGGCGCAACCGGGATATTGTCGATCTGAAGACGACATACTCGGAGGCCGAAGCCGACCTGCTTGCCGCATGGGGCGTCGGGACAAAAAACAGCCGCCCCGGTTAGGGGCGGCAGCGAGAAAAACTTATTTTTTATACTCGAAAATGATTTCGCTACCCCAGAAGCTTGGAGAGAATCGAATCTCGATCTCACTCCAATCCTGCGGCGCTTCATATCCGACGACACCTTTCATTTTCTTCCCGGCGGCAATCGTGCCGTCAAGCTGCGGCTCGTCGGAACTCATCATGGCGGTGAGGCTAAGACTGGTGGTATAGCCGTCGATGTAGCTTTCAAAAGAGAGCATGGTGCTGGACGCAATATCGCGGGCTGAATTGTTTTCAATCTCGAATTCGCACAGAACAAAAACCTTTCCATCATCCGGGGAAACGTAATTCTGACCGGAATTCTCGGTAACACTGAGCAGCGTGACCGTCACGTCGTCCAGAACGACCTGATCCCCAACGTCAAATGTTTCGAGGTTGGAATCAGTCTGCTGTTGTGGTTGCTGCGAAGAAGAGCTTGATTCCCCAATCTTTTCGGGCTTGGAAGACGACCCGCAGGAAGCAAAGGCCGCACCGATAAAGACAGCGAGGCAAAGAAACACAATCAAGGCAGTCAGGCAACCGCTGGGACGTTTCGCCTGCTTCTTGGTTTTTAGCCCGCCAACAACGTCAACGCGGTTCGAGGCGTTGATTTTGATGGTAAAAAAAGCATTCTGCTGCCCTTCGGCAATAACAAAGGATATGGTTTTATCCAGACGGCGATACCGGTAAAAAGAAAGTTCGTGCTGGCCCGGAGCGGCCACAGCTCGAAGTTCTTCACCGTTTTTCAGCGTGCCGACATCACAGCCATCCAATGCAACGCCGACGGTCAGGCCAGAACCGTAAAAAGAATTGTCCCGGCTAATTTGGATAATGCAATCACTCATATTTCTTCCCTCCTTACTTGGAAGATAACACAAATAATGACAAAAATCAACCGAAAAGGTGGCGAAAATATGGCAGATGGGAAAATTGTGGTCACCGTCGACGCGGACGCGAAAAAGGCACAGAAAGAGCTGGATACGCTGTCTGCGAAAATCGACAAGATGGAAGCAAAGCTGAACGAGGACACCGGAACGCAGAGCGGGCTTAAAAAGGAGCTGGACGCTGCGCTTCAGTCCGCAAAGCAGACGGAAGACGCGCTGAAATCACTCCGCTCGGAGGCTGACCGCCTAAAGGGCATCACGTCCGGAAGCGCTTCGGCTAATCCAGCGGAGTACATAGACGCTTATTCTCGACAGGCGGAGGTTGCTGCGCAGATCAAAGAGCAGGAACAGCTGCTGGTGCAGCAAAACAAAACGGCGGAAAAGCTTGGGAGTCAATATGCAAAGATCACCGACAAGGTGATAACCCAGACTGATGCGCTTGACGCTGCAAAGGCTAAAGCCGGAGAGCTGGTGCAGCAGATCACAGACGCCAGCGGAGCCTCGGCCCGCATGGCCGAAGCGTCGGCGCGCGTCGAAAAAAGCATGAATAAATTCGGGAGAAGATTAAGCGGGGTACTGAGGAGCGCGCTGGTCTTTACTGTCCTGTCCCGCGGCCTTTCCCAGCTGCGCAGCTGGCTCGGGGAGACGATCATGCAGAATGAGGCGGCCCGTGCATCTATCGCGCAGCTGAAAGCAGCTTTTCTGACGCTTGCGCAGCCGATCCTCGAAGTCGTGATCCCGGTTTTTGTGAAGCTGGTCAACATTCTGGCACAAGTCGTGACGGCAATCGCAAAGTTTTTCGGTATGCTGTCCGGGAAAAGCTGGAGCGCGCAGGTATCTGCTGCGAAGGGACTGAACGCCGAGAAAGAGGCGCTGGAGGGCGTAGGTTCTGCCGCAGAAGACGCAAGCAAAAGCATGGCCGGATTTGACGAGATCAACCAGATCACCAGCAATCAGGCGTCCGGCGGCGGAGGCGGGGCGGGCGGCGCTGCCGACTCGAGCGGGATCACGCCAGATTTCTCGAATCTGGATCTTGCCGAAGATAAGCTGAACGACATCCTCGGCATTGTCGGCGCGATCGCGGCCGGACTGCTCGCGTGGAAGATCGCCAGCATGTTTACAGACAGCTTAAGCAAGATCGGCGGCATCGCACTTGCGGCCGCAGGCGCGTTTGCGCTTGTCTATTTCTGGCTGGACGCATGGAACAACGGTATCGACTTGACTAATTTTCTCGGGATGCTCGCCGGGCTTGCTGCCCTTGCTGGCGGACTCGCAATTGCATTCGGGCCGACCGCTGCGGCAATCGCTCTCGTGGTAGGTGGCCTTGCGATGTTAGTCGTCGGGATCAAAGATGTGATCGAAAACGGCTTTACGCTGGAAAACACACTGACCATCATCGCCGGACTGCTTGCCGCCGGTATCGGGATCAGCATCCTGACGGGCAGCTGGATTCCACTCCTGATTGCGGGATTTGTTGCCGCTTTGGTTGCACTTGTTTCCTTTACCGGACATGGCGAAGAACTAATCGAAGGCCTGAAAAATATCATAGACGGATTCGGGAAATTCTTCAAGGGTGTGTTTACGGGAGACTTAAAGCTTGCCGCAGAAGGCGCGAAACAAATTTGGGAAGGGCTTAAGCAGACGTGGAACGCGATTGTAAGCTCCATCAAGGACGCATGGAGCGCATTTATTACATGGCTGCAGGGCAAGAACCCGGCACTTGCTGCGATTTTTGAAACGATTGGAAAGCTGTTCTCCGACCAGTACAACGCATGGAAAAAGATCCTCAGCGGCCTTATTACCTTTCTGACCGGCGTATTCACCGGAGACTGGAAGAAAGCATGGAACGGTGTCCTAGATATTCTGAAAGGCGTTTGGAATCTCATTGTCGGTACGATCGAAGGCGCGATTAACTTCGTTATAGATGGTATCAACTTTCTTATTTCCAAGCTTAACACGATTCAGATCAACGTTCCGGACTGGGTTCCGAAGATTGGCGGCATGACGTACGGCATAAACATTCCACCTGTTACGCGAGTATCTCTCCCCCGCCTCGCGTCTGGCGCGGTCATCCCGCCGAACCGGGAGTTTATGGCTGTGCTGGGAGACCAGAAAAGCGGAACGAATATCGAAACGCCGCTTGCCACAATGGTGCAGGCGTTCAAGCAGGCCATGAACGAAACGGGCGGCATGGGCGGCAGACAGATCACGGTTGTTATGCAGCTCGACCACAGAGAACTTGGACGCGCGGTGTATAACCTTAACAACGAGGAAACACAGCGCGTCGGAGTGAAGCTTGCGGGGGTGAAGGCATGACAAGCATTTTGAGCCTTGACGGCAAGGAGTATCCGAATCTGCATGTTGTGAGCCTAAAGCGTTCGTTTTCCGTCCTCGACGGCGATAACGCGGGCCGCGTGATGACCGGCGCGATGACGCGCGACATTATCGGTACATTTTACAATTACAGTTTGGAGATCGATCCTGTTTCGTCTGATCTTGCAGAATATGATGCGTTTTACGAGAACATTTCCGCGCCGGTCGATAGCCACGTTCTGACTGTCCCGTATGCGCAATCTGTTTTGACGTTTGATGCCTATGTGGCAAACGGAGAAGATGAACTTGTATCAAGATACGGCGATAGGAGCGAATGGCAGAACTTATCGATTAACTTTGTTGCAATGAAACCGAAGAGGGTTCCGGTATGAGCGTTCGAGTGATTTATGAGGACGTTGCGGTAGGCGCGGCGGAGGCGGCCAGCGTGGCGAGCACCGCTGCGAAGCCCTTCTCCGACCTTCCGGAACTGCCGTATGGCACAGAGCCGGTGATCGTCGCAACAAACGAGCTGAACCAGTGGGTGCTGGACGGCTCCCGCCCGATCCTCACGACCGAGCGGGCAGCGTTCTGGTCTTCGGCTCCGAGCAAAGCGGACTGCACCTTTGACGCGAACCCGACGCTGACTATCACGCTGGACGGCACGTTCGCAAGCTCCGGAATTTACCTCTATTTTGACGGTGGCACCGGCGACTATTGCAGCGCCCTGACCATGACGTGGTACAACGGCGAGACAGCCGTCGCGTCGCAGGACTTCACGCCGGACGGCCAGAAATATTTCTGCGCCAAGCCCGTCACGGGCTACAACAAGCTCGTGATTGAGCTGAAAAAGACGAGCCTGCCGTACCGGTACGCGAAACTCAGACAGATCTTCTTCGGCATCGTCCGGGAATTCGAGCGGGAGGATCTGCGCAGCGTCAGCGTCACCGAGGGCGTCAGCGTGATTTCTGACGACGTGGAGATCAACACGCTGGATTTCACGCTCGACAACTCAGACGATATTGACTTCATTTTTCAGGAGAAGCAGCCCGTCAGCGCCTACGACGGTGCAAAGCTGATCGGCGTCTTTTACATCAAGAGCTCGTCCCGGTCGAGCGAACGGCTCTATGATGTATCCTGCCAGGACGCGCTTGGCATTCTGGACGACGAGCCCTTCGCGGCGGCGGTCTACAGCAGCAAAAACGCGAAGGAGCTGATAACCTCGATTCTCGGCACGCACTTCTCGCTGGACTTCGACCCTGCACTGGAAGACGAGACCGTAACCGGCCATATCCCGGACTGCACGAAACGAGAAGCGCTGCAACAGATCGTTTTCGCGCTTCGTGCGACCATTGACACAAGCGCGTCGCGTGGCGTGCGCGTCCGGAGGCTCACAGCAGCCGCTCCTGCCATGATCCCACTTGACCGGACATACACGGGCGGCAGCGTGGAAACGGCGGCAGTGGTCACGGAGATCCGCGTGACGGCACACAGCTATTCGACGTCCGGAAGCGGAGAGAGCGTGGAGGTCGGAGGTACGACCTACTATCACACGACGTCGGTCACGTCCAAGGCCAATCCGAACGCCACCACACAGACCAAGCCGAACGTCATCGAGGTACGCGACGCTACGCTGGTCAACAGCGACAACGTTGCCGCCGTCGCGCAGCACGTCTTTGACTACTATATGCGCCGTCAGACGCACAGTGTCAAAATTGTCATGGACAAGGAAGCCCCGGGCGATTATGTGCAGACCACAACGCCGTGGGGCACGAAGATCACCGGAACGATCACCAGTATGGACATTCGCCTCAGCGGAATCGCGGCGGCAGAATGCAAGATTATCGGCACATAGAACGGAGGTGCGACATTTGGTACAGGGGGATTCGTATAACCTTAGTGTTACCATCAAGAATAAAGGGCAGCCTCTGGACGTTGCAAGCGTTGAAAAGGTGGAAATTTCTCTGCTTTATCTGCAAAAGAGCTATCCGGGAGAGATCGGATACGAGGACGGAAAGTTTCTGTTTCCCCTCACCCAGCAGGAGACCTTTCGGCTCCCGAAGCTCTGCCAGATGCAGGTACGCGTGAAATTCAAGAGCGGTGACGTGATTGGCTCGGAGATCAAGCAGATCGACGTTGCGCACGCGCTTTCAAAGGCGGTGTTGTGATGGGCGGCATTGAATTTGAACTCAAGAACCGCGATCCGATCGACGTTTCCTTTAACGTTTCCGTGCGTGCTGGCGGCGGCTCCGGCGGCGGAGGCATTGCATCGGCGCAGATCGATGAGATCCGCGTGCTGAAAAAATCGGACTATGACGCGCTGGACAAAAAGGACGCGCGGACACTGTATCTGTTGGAGGGATAACATGCTGGCAGTTGGACTCAAACGCATTCTGGAGCTGTTCATCGGCTCCATGGGCATCAAATCCGCCCGCTTGGGCACAGAAACCATCTACGAAAGGCCTGGCGGCTTTTTGTACATCGAACTCACAAGCGAAGAAAGGGGATAAATCCAGATGGCAAGTTTTTTCAATCTGACACTTGATACGCTGGCACCTGCCGGCCTATCGCTGATCCTGAACGACGGCGCGCAGTACGCGACCAGCGCGACCGTCACCGCGAAGATCTCAGTCACCGACGCCGCGACGACCGGCTACCAGATGAAGATCTGGGGCACAAAGGCGGCGGCAAAGGAAGCAGATGCGTCGTGGGAGACGTTCGCCGCAACAAAATCCATTACGCTCCCGGACGGCGACGGCCTGAAGACGATCTATGTAAAGGTGCGCGACGACGTCGGCAACGAATCGACTGCGGCCAGCGACTCCATCACGCTCAACACCTCGATCCCCGCCGTGACCATCACCGGCCCCGACAAGAGCCGCATTTCCAAGGTTACGGGCTACGACGCAGCGGCATTCTCCTTCGTCTGCGACGTGGACTTCGAGGAATACACCATTCGCGTCGTCCCGGCGACGAGCAGCCTGCACACGGCGGGCACGCAGATCCCGACGACGGGCGGCTCCACCAACGTCAGCGGCACGGAGGGAGGCTACAAGAAGAACACCGCCATCAACGTCACTGTCAAGGGCGCGGACCTCGAGGCAGCGTCTTCCGGCGACGGCACGAAGATCGTCAAGGTCTTCGTCAAGAACGCCGCCGGGACCTGGAGTGCCGCCTGATGGCCGCGCCGCAGCTGACATTCTCCATCACGGGCAACAAGATCTCGGCGGTCTCGGGGTTCGACTCGATCACCGTTTCCTTCTCGTCGGACATCGCCTACACGGCCTTCGAGTGCCGCGCGACGAAGTCCGGCGAGGATTGGGGCCGCGGGAAGGGCGCTTTGATCGCGTCCTTCTCCCAGACCCCGGCGGGCACGCAGCGCACCTTTGAGGTTTACGACGATTTTCTGCTTTCCGGTGATGGGGAATACCGCATTTCGTTGTTCGCGCAGGGCGCGGACGGCAGCTGGAACGACAACTACGGCTTTATCCCGCTGGGAGAGTCGCAGGCGCTGAAGACCGCGGACGGCGAGGATTTTCTGTGTATGAAGGAGTGATCGTATGGCTTACAACAGCCAGTTTACCGGCGCGCGGATCGACGAGGCTATCGCCGACGTGCGCAGCAACAAAGACGCGTGGAACGGAAAGCAAGATGTGATCCTCGCCTCCGGCGCGGCCGTCGGGGATCTGATCAAGGTCAAGGCGGTGGACGCCAGAGGGAAGCCGACGGCGTGGGAGGTGGCCGCGGCTGGCACGGATTATCTAACGGAAGCGCCCGTGACGAGCGTGAACGGGAAAACAGGAGCTGTCAAGGTTCGCGAAGTGCCGTCTGTCACCGCCGCTGATAATGGAAAATTTCTGCGGGTGGCCAACGGTGCGTGGGCGGCTGTAGAGATCGCAAACGCGAATGGAGGGAGCTTCTGATGGCGGAATATTTGACAAACACAACCGACCTGACAAAGGTTGCATCAGCTATCCGGGAGAAGGGCGGCACATCTGACCCACTGGTCTACCCGGACGGATTTGTGACAGCCATTCAGGCCATTCAGACTGGTACAGAACTGCAAATCATTGTAACTGTGACATCTGGTGCAACTGTTACCGCGACAAAAGGAAGCCTGTCTGAGAGTGGCACATCGGTCAATGGAACGTGCACGCTTATCGTTCCGGAGATCGGCACATGGAGCGTATCCGCGACGCTGGACGGGAAAACATCTGACACAAAAGCCGTAACTATCACGGACAGTTACGCGGTGTCGCTTAATTTTGTATATCCGACACTGAATAAAAATACTTGGGAAACAATAAAAGATATATCCGACGCGGGACAGGGCGCGAACTATTGGAGCGTCGGTGACCGAAAGGCTGTAACGCTAAACGGCACGGTTGGACATCTTACACTATCTAATTACACAACATATGCGTTCATTATTGGATTTAACCATAACGCGAGCCTAGAAGGGGAAAACTGTATCCATTTCCAACTTGCAAAGACCGCGCTCTCCGGCGGTACGGACGTGTGTTTCTGCGATAGTTACTATACCTCGCCCGTTTCGACAACCGGCTATTTCTCTATGAACAGTAGTGCAACGAACTCCGGCGGATGGGCGAGCTCGCAAATGCGTACAAATATTTGCGGGACAAGCCTCTCGAGCTATTCCGGAACGATTATCGCAGTCATTCCGGCGGCGCTCCGTGCAGTCCTAAAGTCCGTTACCAAGTACACGGACAATACGGGAAATAATAGCACATCCGCGAGTGCGGTCACGGCGACAAAGGATTACTTTTTCCTCCTCTCGGAGTTTGAGGTTTTCGGGAGCATTTCGAGAGCAAACTCGAACGAGGCGAGTAAGCAAGCGCAGTACGCCTATTATTCCGCTGGAAACAGCAAGGTAAAGTACAAGCACAACGGAACGAGTGCCGCCGCTCGTTGGTGGCTCCGTTCTCCGCTTGCGAGCAGCTCCGACGGTTTCGAGAATGTGAACACCAACGGGACAGTCGAAGACCGCACCGCGCGCGCTTCCTTCGGCTTCGCGCCCGGCTTTTGCGTATGAGGGAGAAGCGCATGGAATATATCGTGTATAAGCGGTTCCGTGGGAATGGCATCGATGGAGCATTTAATCTCCGGTACGGAACTGTTGTATCGGAGATTGAAGGGTTCCTGTTTGCAGCAGACGGCAGGCGGATATGCGCTGCGACGTCCGAAAACGGGTGGGAGCATTTCAGGCCGAACACGCAGGAAGGTGCCGAGCGGCAGAAAATGCTGAACGATCTGTACCGATGGTACAGAAAAAACGGCTGCGGTGAAGACTTTACGGATGAAAAATGGCCGGGGCAGGAAAACGGATATTGGAAGAATCGGCTGCGAACAGCAAGCACAAAGCGATTGGAGACAATCTATCAAGAGAAATTTGGAGGGACACCATGTATGCAGTAAAACAGGACGGCACATTTGCCGGGTATGCAGACAGTATTATGCCCATTCGACTACATGGCAACGGTTGTTATGTCCCGTGCAAGGAAGCCGAGGCCGAGGGCTTTTGTGCGAAGATGGCTGTGACTATTACAGATAGAGAAGGAACTGAACATCAGGTGCTTTCTGACAGGGTGTTTCATCTCCCCGGTTACACGTTGAAAGGTACGGAGCCGGAGGGCAGCTATGAGGAAATGGGTGCGGCACTGCCACTCACAGATGCAGAGAACGCGGCGAAAATTTTACTTGGGGAGGCGGAATAACATGAGCACCTACACCGAGCGGGCGCGGGCGCTGCGCCCCTATATCGTCAAAAGCGCCGCCAGTCTCACTGACGCCGACGCGAGTCTCGCGCCGGAGCTTTTCACCCGCCTGACCGGCTCCGGCAGCCTCGTCAAAGCCGGCACGCGCATCAACTGGGGCGGCACCATCAAGCGCGCCGCCTCCGACCTCTGGGACACGGCCCAGAACACCCCGGACGCCGCCCCGGCCCTCTGGGAAGACATCGCCTACAAGCAGGGCTTCCGCATCATCCCCGAGACCATCACCGCCGGCCTTGCATTCTCCAAAGGCGAAAAAGGCTGGTGGCAGGACGAGCTCTACGAATCCCTGCTCGCCGCCAACGTCTGGAACCCATCCGTTAACCCGGACGGGTGGAAGAAGATCACGGAAGAAGGTACATAGCCATGGACACCAAGACCATCATCGTTACCCTCGTCACCGACCGGACGCAGGCGGACGTGGAGCGCGTCAAGGCGCTTGCCGCGAAGGGCTTTGCTGCCATGACCGCAGCCGAGCGGGCGGAATGGCTGACCGGGATGAAGGGCGCATATAACGCAAGCGACATGAATCGCGTGGGAACCGCCCTGAACTATCTGGCGGGCCGCCTCGGCGCGATCTGCGGCAAGAGTATCGCATGGCCTGCAAAAACCGATTGGGCCGTAACGGACATTATAACGGCCTCACGGGCCGAGGCATACCGCAAGCAGGTGCAGTCCATCCGGGGCGCACTGGCATACCCCGAAGGAACACCGGACGCGCCCGGCCTCGACCGGCTGACCTATACCGGCGCAAACGATATCGAGCGCATTCTTGCGCTCTGCGAGGAACTGATCGATAACATCACAAAGGCGTTCCGCTACACCGGCGCTGCGGAATGCGCGACAGGAGGCTTGATATGAAAGATCGTCAACCTACTAAAGTTCTTACAAACGGTGCTATTCGATATGGCATCTACAATTCCGACGGTAGTCTTGATCACTACGAGTACATGAAACGTATGGACGAGCCAACAGTTGAGGGTACGCCTCTCAATAAAGCAAATCTTCTGTCCGATGCCACTGCCGCCAAGCTCTGGCCGAACGCAACCACGAGGCCGGAGGACCCGACAGTCAACGACGCGCTCGGCAAGCTTTCGGAGGGCACGGCCAAAGTCGGCGACATCGCTATCACCGCCCGCACAGACCTCTCCGATGCGTGGCTCCCGTGCGACGGGCGCACCGTGTTGCAAGAACAGTATCCGGAACTTTTCTCTGTCCTTCGCAGTTCTGCAGCGCCTCTGCCATGGACACTGAAAACGGCAAGTATAAACCCGACCGCCATGTGGTTCTTGAATGGGGAATGGGTCGCAATGTCCGGCAATAAACTTTATACTTCCGCTGATTTGGAAACGTGGACGCAGCGAACATCCATTCCTTCAGGGCTTACGATGGTAGACGCAGTGCTGGAATACGCGAACGGCTTTTACTACACCATTTTGGATAGCGGTTCAGTCGCAACCACAGGAATATACAGAACATCGAGCCTTGATACAAAATTTACGCTGTACGCAAGCGGGAGTTTACCGTCTACGCAAACCAAAGGAGATCGTGGGCTGTTTATTACGCCGAACTTTTTGTATATCTATGCCGTGGGTACAAAATACACCGGCTACGATGGTCACGATCATGAATATATAAGCTGCTCATATGTGAACCCAGCAACGCAGACGATTGTGGCGATAGAAGACATCGACGGTGTCTTTTTTTACAATCAAGAGCAAGGACGCTTTTACAAGCTGGAGTTATCAAAAACGAGCAACAGCCTGACAACAGCAACGGCGGAAACTCTGATCAATCCGACATGGGAGACGGTAAGTACCGTATCGCTTGCGACTCTCTCTCCATCCTTTAACGAACCGCCAGGTTACACAACGCATGATCTGATGTCCGCATATCATTGCGGAACGACAATCATTGCATTCTTCGGGCTTACAGATATAAGCATCGTTGCCGGTACTTTTACCGAGTATACCGGATATATGGTGTACAGGTACTCGACGGACAACGGAACAACATGGAGCAACGGGAAAATTATCTCTTATGAATCTGGCAAGCGAGGGCTCCCAGCATACAGCGGTGGAAAATACAAAGGCGGGCTGCTTGTGACAGCCGGTGACGTGACAGCGACAAAGAATGGTACAAGCGCGGTAAATATTATTGCAATCAGCGACCCCGCAGCTGGGCAAGCCTATAGCGATGTACTAAAGGATGGTATACCAGACATTGCTCTATCGCTGGACGGAAGAGCGGCATATAGTTCAAGCAACGGCATTGCATATTGTGATTATAGCGTTAGCGGAAAGACGATTCCCATTATTGGCATGAGTACCCGTTGTAAAGCCTATATCAAGGCACTGGAGGAATAATTATGCAAGATAGAGTAGGCAGCATAGACCTAGCTAACGGAGCTATCCGGTATGTAGGCTACAATGCCTACAAAGTTGTATTGCGTGGCGTATGGCTTAAACTAGAGGACGAGCCACTGCAGATAGAAACTCCGCTCACAGCAGGAAATCTGCTGACCGCACAAACCGCAGCGAAGATCTGGCGCGCCGGAGACGCGCCGACGGACCCGATGGTAAATGAGGCGCTTGCAAAGCTGGCAGAGCCGAACTATCACGTTGGTGATATCCTCACGACTGTCCGCGTACTCTCTGCCCCGTGGCATGCCTGCGACGGCTCGACCTTCTCGCGGACGGCCTACCCGGCCCTCTACGCCGTCCTCGGCGGCACGACGCTGCCAAGCATCAGCTATTCAAGCGACACCACTACCTACATCAAAATGGCGGACGATTAGCCCGGCAAAATAAAAGAGAAAGGTACGGAAAAATGGACAGCAAAACCATCATCGTCACCCTCGTCTGCGCCGTGCTCGGCTCGTCCGCGCTGACGGCGGTCGTCAACGCCGTCGTCAGCGCGATACAGAAAAAGCGCGGCAAGGCCACGACGCAGGAGGCGCATCTAGCCGAGATCGACAAAAAGCTCGGGAAAATGCAGGAGCATCAGGACGAGCAGTATCTCGCAATTCTCCGCCTGACCATCATGTCGGAGGAAATGCCAATGGCCGAGCGCCTGATCGCCGGGCAGAAATACGTCAAGCTGGGCGGGAACGGCGACGTGAAAAAATTCCTGCACCAGCTGGAGGCACAATGCGGACATAGCAGTGTGCAATAAATTGGGAGGCAGATATGCGGGTAAAAGGCAAGTGGAGCAAGGGCGAAATGGCGCGAACCATTGTTGTATATCTGCTCCAGCTCATCACGACGGTAATTGTCTGGGCCTGCGCTCTGAAAACCGTCGCCGTCCTAATTGCAGTCATCCGCAGCCCGGAGCTCGGCGCGTCGGTCGACCTGTCAGACGTGCTCGGCTTTACCGGCTGGGCAACCATCACAGAGCTTGGCCTGCTTGCCTTCAAGCGGGTTTTTGCGAAGAAAAATGAAACAGTCGAATAGCGAAAGGAGTAATTACTTATGGACTACACGCAAATTATCTCGGCAGTGATCGCGCTCATCAGCGCGCTCGTTTCGGCATTTTTGATCCCGTGGCTCAAAACCAAGATCGACGCGGACAAGCTGCAAACGCTCCGCACTTACGTTGAGATCGGCGTAAAGGCGGCGGAACAGCTGTACACCGCGACGGACGGCGCGGCGAAAAAGGCGTATGTCGTGAACTTCCTCGCCGAGAAGGGCATTCAATTTGATGTGGAAACGATCGATAAGCTGATCGAGGCCGCCGTGCTGCAGCTGCACCACGAGTTGTACGGGAGTGAGCGGGCATGAGTATCAAAATTGGGCAGGCCAGTCTTGGAGAAACCGGAGGACGCAACCAGCAGCCCGGCAACCAGAGCGGCCGGGAGCTGAATATCTCCAACTGGTACAATGGCCGCTGGCTCGGCGTCCTGCGCTACAAGAGCCGCAAAAAGGCCGAGCGGGCCGCGCAGACGTGCGAGGCGGCCATTAAAAACCGGAACATCGGCTACGACATGGACAACAGGAACACGGCGTATGAGGCAGCCAGAGCCGTCGGATGGGACGTGAGCAAGATCACAAAGCCAGTGGAGACGGACTGCTCCGCGCTCATGACGCTCTGCGCCGTGGCCGCAGGCTGCGCGTCGGTCGAAGCTCTCTACCGTCGGCAGGGCAACAGCTGCACGACATACTGCATGCTGCACGATTGGCCAGCGACGGGAGACTTTGTGCTGCTGACCGGCAGCAAGTATCTGACGACGGACGCCAATCTCCTGCGCGGGGACGTGCTGGTAAGCGAGGGCCATACCGTGATGGCCCTCGAAGATGGAAAAAATGCAGAGGAGGAAACTGAGATGGTAGAAAAGAGCAAGATCATCGTGGACGGCAAGGAAGTCGCCGTTGAACGCATCCTGAAGAACGGCACGAACTACGTCAAGGTGCGCGATCTGGCCGCTGCGCTGGATCTCGAAGTCAGCAACAAGGGCAATATCGCCGTGCTGAATCACAAGGAAAAGTAAGGAGGCGGGGCGTATGTCGCCGCAGGCGCGGGCCAAGCTGCCGCCAGAGCTGGGCCGCCTGACCCGCAAGGACATGGAGGCCGTGATCTATCAGGCCAATCTTGGCCGGGAGAACGAGAAGATCGCGCAGCTCTACTTCGTGGACAAGCTCCCGCAAGTGGACGTTGCAACAGAATTGTATCTTGGCCGCGCCACGGTACAGCGCCGCCTACCGGAGATCATGCGGGAGATGCAGCGGACATCCAGCAAACTGTATAACTGAGATAAGCGCCGGTTTCTCGGCGCTTATTTTTTATATAAAAATTTTTGAAAAGCCCTTGACATATACGGTATTACAGTATATAATGCAGCCATAGACACAAAGCAAAACAAACACGACAAAAAAATCGGAGGATGGCAGACATGTTTAATATCGTTTCCGCGTGGGGAGCGCAGACAAATCCCCACTATAACCCGGACACTGCAAATAATGGCGGAGGTTACTGGCAGTTTTCCGGCGGTATCGTCGTCGATCTTAACGGCCAGCTTGTCACCGTCGAGGCCGACGACACGTCCTGCGGCGATTTTGGCAGCCGCGTGTATTTTTCCGTGACGGCTGACGGCTTCTGCTGGCAATTTTCCGACGGCACAATGGACGATGCGTCCGTTGACACCCCGGAGGATGTCTTGGGCGTTCTGCGGTCCGTCTCCGGCGTTCTGGGCGTGGACGCCGAAGCGCTGATTTCTGCCGCGTTGAATGCGGCGAACGTCTGCGCGTGGGAGGTATGCTATGCCGACTGACACCCAGCGCCGCGCTCGCAACAAGTGGGACGCTGAGAACATGTCCGTGATCTCCTGCAAGCTCAAGCGGGAGATCGCGGAAAGATTTAAGGCCGCAGCCAAGTCCAACGGCACGACGCCAAACGAACTGATACGCGGCTGGATTGCTGCATATTTATTTGAGCAAAACTGATGCATAACTGAGGCACAGGAAAATAGTAAAAAGCCCATACTGGACACATCAAAGGAGTGTTCGGTATGGGCTTTTCTTATTTTAATCCGAACCCTGCCGGGCAGAAGGTCGGGGACTGCACCGTCCGGGCTATCGCAAAGGCGACCGGGAAGAGCTGGGACGAGGTGTATATCGGCCTGTGCCTGCAGGGACTCATCATGGGCGATCTGCCGAGCGCAAACAGCGTATGGAGCGCTTACCTCCGGCAGCAGGGCTTTACCCGGAACGTAATCCCGAACACATGCCCGGACTGCTATACCGTCGCGGATTTCTGCGCAGACCATCCGCGCGGCGTGTACGTTCTTGCCCTGTCCAGTCATGTGGTCTGTGCGGAGAACGGAAGCTATTTCGATACATGGGACAGCGGCAATGAGATCCCGCTGTTCTACTGGGCAAAGGAGGATAAATGATGTTCGGACAACAGCCGTATGTGTATCAGCAGCCGATTTATAATCAGCCAATCGGCCAACCGATCAGTCAACCAATGCAGGAGCCAATGATGCGCCCACAGTACCAGCCCGCGCCGCAGATACCGGCCTACCAGCCGCAGCCCCAGCAGCCGCAGAATCAGTCGATCATCTGGATTCCGAACGAACAGGCCGCAAACGACTTTATCGTCGCGCCCAACAATGCCGTTACGCTTTGGGATATGAATGCGCCGGTCGTGTATGTGAAAAAGGCAGATGCAAGCGGCAAGCCGACCATGACGACCTACGACCTTGTAGAGCGTGCGCAGGCCGCGCCAGCGCCCGCAGCGCCGCGAAAAGACATGAGCGAAGAATATGTGACCCGCAGGGAGTTTGAAGAGCTGGTAGCCAAGCTGACGGCCCCCAGCGTAAGACCGGCGAGAAAGACAAAGGAGGCTGAAAGCGATGGCTAACCCCCTGTTTCAGGCCCTCGGCGGCGGGCAGATGCCCGGCCAGATGGGGCAGTTTCAAAATATGGTGCAGCAATTCCGGCAGTTTCAGCAGACGTTTCAGGGCAACCCGAAAGCAGAGGTCGAAAAACTGGTACAGAGCGGGAAAATCACGCAGCAGCAGCTGAATCAAATGCAGCAAATGGCTGTGCAATTCCGGCAGCTGCTCGGATAAAATGAATCTTAATTCGTGGCCACGATTGAGATAAATTTCAAAATCTACGAAAGGAGAATTTTATGAGTCTTACTGATGGCGGCATTCAGCCGACTATGCCCGTCCAGCCTGCCAATAACTACGGCGGCGGTATGGGGATGTGGGGTGATAACTGGATCTGGATCATTGTGCTGTTTTTGTTCGGCTGGGGACGCAACGGCAACGGCTGGGGCGGCAATGGCAGCGGCGGCGTGATGGACGGTTACGTGCTGACGTCCGATTTCGCAAGTGTTGAGCGTAAACTTGACAGTATGGCAAACGGCATTTGCGATTCCACGTTTGCCCTGAACAATGCCATTACTGGCGGCTTTGCTACGACCACGCAGGCCCTCAACAGCGGTTTCCAGAACGCCGAACTTTCTCGTTGTAATCAGCAGGCCGCGCTTATGCAGCAGCTGAACAACATGGCGATGCAGGCACAGGAGTGCTGCTGCGAAAACCGCGCTGCAATCGCCCAGGTGCGCTATGACATGGCGACGCAGGCGTGCGACACCCGCAACACCGTGCAGAAC